GTTTTTACTGTCTCTGAACTCTCTCTGTGTCACGCTATAGAGTGTGGTATTTTTGTTTATGAGCTGAACGAAGTCCTTATCCGTAGACAAAATCATGTTTTCAACACCGTCCGAATGAAGACACCAATAACCAATGATATCATCGGCCTCGCACCGGTCAGCCCCCAACACAAGAGAAGATGTATTTTCTCGCATAAAAGTCTTGAACATATCGGCTGCTTCTAGTGTCTCTCGGTAATATACGTCTTCACTTGTCTCCGAAGATGCTTTATAAATGTCATAGATATCTCGCCGCCACACATTCTTTGAATCACATGCCACAACAATAGCATCACACCTATTGGTGTGTGCTGTATACGCGACAGTTGATAACATCTCAAAGAAGATCAGACGTGAAGCATACTCATCTTTCCGTCTCTTGCTTGGCGGTGTTGGGACTTTCGAAAACCTTGTAACAAATGCAAGGTTGTTCAAATCCACAATCAAATTTTTCATAGCCTCTTTTCCCCAAAATTATCGATCAGTCTGAAGCCACAGCCTCCGTAAATGACTCAACAAGTTGAGTCAATATCTCCTGAGAGATCGTGATCAACGCGAGCTGTATAGCAAACTGATCTGTATTACCTTCCCTAAGATACCCTTCCTCTACCAATTTGTCAATGACGGTCTGTTTGTATCGAACAATAGGGGTTCCCGTTGTGATGGTATCATCGATTCGGATCTCTACAGAATTTTTATCTGCATCTTCCTGTAGAACGTTGATCTGGTTTTTCATATCACCCATGATTCGATAACACTCTGTAAGATCTTTTTCAGCCCTCTTTAGTCTTGCTTCCGCTTCCGAGAGTGCCCCCATCTGTTCTACCAGCTCTTTTTCTTTTGAAGCTAGAATAGCTTCATGTTTCTTCTTCGTCATAAACATCTTGATCGTTCTCCTTTTTAACTGCTTCGAAGTATTCTTCTGAAAATGTCAACAATGGGATGGTAGAGAATATAGCCTCCTTAAAAGCATTCAATAGTGCTAAATCGGTTTCTGATGCGTCATATTTAATACTCATGTGTGGTACAAAGTCGTCATATGAATGTGTCATAAACATAGAAAGCTCTTGGTGTCTGTCTTCTATTGACTTACATTCAAACTCAATAACAAGACTATCACCACCAAGAATCAACACATCAATCGGGACCGCAAAGTATTTCTTATCACTTTTTACTATATTTCTGACAGAACTTTCAGAAAGAGGATTACTTTTGTCATACATCAAAGTCATATGAAGCTCATCCGCAGGTATAATCCCACTCAAACCAATCGACTGCATAACTGCTTCGACGACCCTAGCGTCTCTCCCAGACGGTCTTAGCGCACAATATCCATAGTACATTTTGTTCTACCTTTAAATTTTGTATAAATTGTATACATCTGTCAAATTCTATTTATAAATCAATTTTGAACTTCATAAGACCACAATCATAGATTGGGAATATATCATGTTTCATCATGTTAACCATCTCAGATTCGGCTGGGTTAAAGTCTGGTAGCTTTTCCTCAAGAATCTTACGGCGAAAGTTTTGTTTGCGCACTCGCATATCCTCAATGACATACTGATAGTCAGGTTTGGTGTCGTATATATGCTTCCACCCAGTCTGAAGGTACATATTCCCATCACTATAACGCTTATCAGCAAAAGAAACAATGGTCTTGACACCAAGATCCTTGAGGTGCTTCTTGGATGCCTTCAGTAGCTTCGAGAAGCCACCTACAACACGTTTTGAGGTTGCGTACCTAGTTAGATCATATTCAACAGCAGAACGCTTTCTGAAGCTCATTAAGGCAACGGGTGTGCCTTCCTCAACAAGAGCAAACACAAGACTCTGGCCGCCATTACCCTGAATATGGTGTTCATTGTAAAAGTCTTTAACCTTACCCTTTTCTTTGCTCATGTCAACGATCTTACACTTTCTTGCATAGACAATAGGACGGTCGTCAACACCAAGAATAGATTTGAGTTTGTTCTTCATCTGTTCCTGTTGGTACTTCCATTCATCCTCAAAGATGTGAATCAGTCGATAACCAGCAGCATTGGTTGTATCTGTTTTCTCTTTGTGGTAATTCTTGGGACGTTTTGGAAAGCTGTGCCAGAACAGACCATTGTACTCAATGGCAATTTTCTTCTCAGGAATAACAATATCAAGTTCCTTACCACCAAGGATTGAACGGTCAGACTGAATGGTGTCGAACCCTAGAGACATGATAAACTCATTGACTTGGCGTTCGGCTGCCGATTGATATGTTGGGTTGATTGGGATTCCGTGTTTACGCAGTCTATCGTAAATTGTTGTACCATCAACACCAAGCTCTCTGGCTAGTTGATGACCACCAAGAATTTCATATTGCTTCGCCATCCATTCCTTGTTTTCAAGAAGAGCGTATGTTTCATCAGACCATTCTTTCTGTGTGTGGGGGGGGGCGTCCATATCGTTCCATATTAAAGTCTTTAACATACTGTTTAAATCTCTCGGTTGCAATAAAATACTCATGCCCATACCGTTCAAGCATGGTTGCCCGTGCCTTCTTTTTAACATCTTCGTTCTGTAACGTCATTTTAACACCATAGCGATCCATATTGGTTTCAACAATCTTATCCATGATCTCTTGTGACTTCGCAGGAGCAATACCACCGTATTTTTTGATGTTCGTCTGGTTGATCTTCTCACGAACCTCCTTGACCTTACATTGATGATCAACACCATACCGTTCAATAAAAGTCTGTTTTGCTTTGTTCTTAACCTTGTCAGATGCAATGTGGTACTCAGTACCATACTTTTCAAGACTTTTCTTTTTTGAGTTTTCCATTGTTGCAGTATGAGAGCACTTGGTTGAACAGCACTTAGAGAAAGTCCCATACTGTTTCAAGAACAAAACCTTATTGCCTTGGTCACAATAACCACACACTGGGATGTCCTCGACAGTGAATATTCCGTCTCTTATTGCATTGACTCTGAGACTGAACGGGATGTCTTTTTCATAGAACTCATCAAGCCATTGAGTTTTCTCAATGATGTTTTGCTTCATGAACTTCAAGTTTGTTGAAACATGTCGGTAATTCGTTAACGTGAGTAAGTATTCTTGTAGTTCTTCAAATGACCACAACAGTTGGTCTTCTGAGCTTTTGAGAGCCATCGTTTGTGCCTTTTTAAGTTAAAGTTTAAGTATTTAACCATATTGTACACACAACATAACTCTGTGTCAAAATTTTTCTTTAGGCAATAAAAAACCCGCCAAAAGGCGGGTTTAATGACTTACTAATTATTTTAGTTAGTAAAGCCGAGCTGTAGGTTTGCAACAGAGCTACGAGCATAGTAGTCAGGACTGTCACCCAGAGAGGTGGTATTATCAGTCATGGAGTGCATTGCATAGCGAGTACGCAGCATGACTCTATGATCTCCGGTTTCCGGATTCCGAACTACACCGCTAGAGCTCAGCGGGATATATGGAGCATAGATGAAACCAGTATCAAGTTCTGAACCTTTGTAGCCCATCAGGATGGTGTCAGTTTCAGCATACGGGTCAACATATACACGAACATTACCACCGAAAGTACCAACGAACAGAGAAGTGCTCAACTGGATACCACTACCACCGGCAGCCGGAACGAAAGAACCGTTAGAGGCGTTTTTCAGAGCGGTGAATACACGCTGAGAAACTACCATCCAAGTAGCACCTGCTTTCTTGGTTTTCATTGCGATCTGAGCGCTCAGGTTATCAACTGCGATGGACAGGGCAGCCAGTTTTTCACCAGCGTAACGACCATCAACCAGAGCAAAGTCGAACGCTTCTACAGTACCAGCCAGAGCGTTCAGTTCACCCAGCAGTTCACGGTCCAGTTCACGCAGGATTTCATCACCCAGAGACTGAGTAATTTCTGCTTCAATATCCAGACCATCCAGAGCCTGCAGGTCATCAGCAGCTTCCAGAGAGTAAGCGGCGCTCAGTTTACGGCTCAGAGGCTCAACAGACTGAGTTACAACTTCCAGATCCATCGGTTTACCACGGTTACCTTCTAGGTACACAGTCTGCTCAAACGGATCAAGGGCATCAACTTCATCGTAATCACCGCCCAGAGCCAGTTTAGAGTACTTGTCGTACACATTCATACCAGAGGCTTCATCACCTGCGGTCACAGCTTTAACACCACTACCATCGGTTGTTTCGGTGTCCTGTGAGTAACGCATACGCAGGGTACGAACGATACCACGAGGAGCATTCAGAGGCTGAACACCAACCAGATCCATTGCCAGCAGAGCAGGCATTGTACGACGAACCAGAGGCATGAACATGGTGTCATAACGGGTGATGTTGCTGGTTACGGTAGAACCAGGAGCAGTAGACTCAAGAATCACATCGTTCTCAATGTCTTTAGCTTCAACGTTAGCTTTGTGAGTGGATTCCAGTAGCTGAGACATAACTCCAGCTTTCTTGTCATCCAGACCTTCGAGCAGAGCTTCTTTGTATTCGCTCCAATCTTTAAATTCGGTTTTCATTTGAATCTCCTAAAACAGATTAATATTTCAAAGTTACAATTCTATTTATAAAAATAGGTCATTTTAAAATTTAGCGAGTTTGTGCAAGTTTCAGAGAACGCTGAAGTTTCTGGAAACGTGCATCAGTTTTATTACCGGCTTCTGGTTCTTCTTCAACATTCTCCAGAATGACCTTACCATTGATATCATCACCTTGTTCTTCTGATTCTTCGATAAGTTCGTCTCCACCTTCTTCAACGTTTTCAGCCAGAAGAACCGCACTGATACTTTCGAAACGTTTCTCCAGATCTTCTGTTTTTACACCTTCCAGAATGGTTTCGGCAATATCACGTTTCTTACCAGATACTGATTCAAGCAGCTCAGAGATTTTCTTCTCACGGCGCAGTGATTCCAGTTCTTCCGTTGCTTCTGCCAGACGGTCAAAAACAGAAACTTCATCTTCATTTGCACCGAACAGACGCTCATATGTGTCTTTGAAAGATTCAAACATCTGCATGGCAAACTCATGTTTTTTAGCCATTTCGATATCTTCTTTCAGTTCATCCAGTTCAGTCTGTACTGCCTCGGCAACATAGAGTTTGGTAGTTTCTTCTTGTTTCTCTGCATAAGACTCTTTAAATTCCTGAAGTTTTTCTGCATACTGTACCTCTAGGGTTCGAGCATGTTTTACTTCTTCAGCAATTGCTTCTAGTTCTTCGGCAACAGCCTCTTCAACCAGTCCTACTGTGGCCTTGACCATTTCGGTTTTGGATTCTTCCAGTTTTTGTGTATAATCTGCTTCAAGTTCAACCTTCTTTGCTTCAACAGCGGCATCAAAGGCTTCCTGAATGACAGTTTTAGTCTCGTCATTAAGAACCTGAGACTCAAAAAGTGCTTTAAGTGTACTCATCTTTTCTCTCCAATTTCAGAAAACATTGTTCATTACAGTTCTATTTATAAGAATAAAAGGTTTTAACCTTTAATAGACTCGATAAACTTCTTAATTTCAATTTGAAAATACTTTTGTGCCAGTGGGTCATGAAGTTGGGCTTCTGCGAGATCAGTCACTATCTCACCACGAGAATGCATTTCAAGCTGCTCCCTTAGGGTCTCTGGGTATGCGTTATGGGCTGATGGCGTTGCAACAAGATCAACGGTTACAAGATTGAAATTTGACACCCTGCCGGTACTCTCGTTCAACTGCCCAGATCCTCTTGTTGATACACCAAGCTGAACCCCAGATTCGAGTAAAGCCTTTGCAATTGCACCTTTTGGATGCTTCTCAAGAATTTCTGCTTTACAGATGACCTGATTTCCTTCCATCCGTGCCTCAAGAATCCTGTGGGAGACATTCTCAAGTTTTATTTCAAGAGTAGAAGGGTGGTCTAACTCACCGAGGATATGACGACCCAGCTTGGATGCTTCATTGATTTTAGAAACAGACTCCATCATCTCTTTCCTGTCGTATATACGTCTGTTCCTATTTCTTGTTTCTGCCTCTGCAAAAACCCCACTAAGGTAAAACCTCTTACCCCCTTCGTTGTCAACACTTTCAACAAGTGTGTCAACTCTATCAAAATTCTGTTCGATTAAAATCATCTTATATAACTCCTATGCAGTTTCTTTATATATTTATACTAGGAGCCATATAAAGACAAAGACCCATATTTAGTGTCTTTTTAAGTCAATCAACGTGAGCCTTCCTTGTTCAGCAGCCCTACCGATCTTGTTTAAGAACCTTACCTCCTTTTTATCAATGCCAAACTTTTTCTTGAAAACATCAACATCAATAAGAAGTTCTTTACCATAAACAATCTGCCGTTCTGTAAGTTGGTTGTACTTTGTTTCAAAACGTCCAACAGGCTTTCCTTTTGACCTCAGTTCATTTATCTTCTTAAGGGTTTCATCTCTACTTTTTGTAACACCATCCAGCTTTTTGAGGGATGCCTTGATATGGTCATCACCAACAGTCTCAATGGCCTTGTTGGTGGCTACCATACCAGACCACACCCCAATGAGTGTACCGACAGCAGCTCCACTAAAAACAATGCCAGTGAAAGCCCATCCAGCAGGGGTGATCATACCAGCGGTTGATAGGGCAGCAGCAAGGGATGTACCACCCATATAACCAGCGATCTTACCAAAGAAAGAGAGACCCCCACCAACAACAGAAGTCAGCCCAACATTTGTTAGTGTTGTTGCGTTCTCATCTAGTTGAAGGATCTCTTTTAGTCTCACTTTTTTTCAACCTCTGGCATTTGAGGCTGTTTTTCTTCTTGTGGTTCATCCATAACCTGTTTGCGGATTTCTTCTCGTACCATGTCAGCAACTTTTTCTTTTTCCATCTTGCTTCTCCTAAAAGAATAATAATATTATTTTCTACACATTATTTATTGACATTCTTCTAAATATAAGATAGAATGCAAATTACCAATATCAATGTTAAAAGGTATACAACGTGTCAAATTTCGAAGAAGTAAGAGGGCAACTTGAAGAACTAGGATGGCCTGACGGTAGATCAATAAAGCACATGAAGACTGAAATAGAGGAGGCAACATCATTCATTGACGATGCCGGTATTGAAGTCAAAAAGATGTCACAGAGACTATTCTGTCTATACGATAACATCAGGACACCACCAAAATGTGATGTATGTGGTGGATATAATGTTTATTCCCCAAAAAGAAAATACGAAAACAATCCATACAGTGGGTGGACTTTGTATTGTTCAAAAGAGTGTGCATATCGCTCTGAGAGAAGAATGGAGAACTTCAAAAAGTCGATGGCAGATGCCCACGGTGTTGAATTCAGCGCTCAATCAAAAGACCTACTTAAGAAAAAAGAAGATACGATGCTTGCTAGATATGGTGTGAGACATGCCATACAGTCAGAAGATTTAAAAGAAAAAATAGAAACGACTATGATTGACAGATATGGTTGTAAATATTCATACGAGTCGCCTGAGATCACAGATAAAATAAAAACAACAATGATAGAACGGTATGGTTTTGAACATGCTCTTCAAAACGAAGAAATAAAAGAAAAGGCTCGTTTATCAGAACAGAAAAAGGCTCTAGGAGATAAATTTTACATTTTATCTGATAAAGAAAAAATGTGTTCTTTATTTAAAGAGGCAGACAGGAACTGTAAAATACTTGCTTCTAAAATAGGCGTGTCTGTATTCTCAATATACAAATGGTTGTCGTATCATGAAATACCAACAACGGGGGCACAGTCATCAAAAGGAGAATTGGAAGTTTGTGAATTTCTTGACTCTTTAGGAGTTTCTTACGAAAGAACAAATAAGGATATACTTGGTGGTAAACATCTTGACATTTTTATAAGAGAGAAGAACCTAGCGATAGAATTTAACGGGCTTTACTTCCATAGCACAAAGTTCAAAAACAGAGGATACCATAAAGAAAAAACAATGAAGTGTCTCAAACAGGATATAAACCTCATTCATATATGGAGTGATCAATGGGATGACGAAATAAAAAGAGAGATCATTAAAAACAAAATAAGGATTGAACTGGGCTTGTATGAAGGTAAAAGGGTGTATGCAAGAAACACAACAGTAAGAGAGACGACACATAAAGCAACAAAGGATCTACTCAATATCAACCACATACAAGGTAGTGCAACGGGTTCTCTATATCTTGGTTGTTACGACAACAACAGCGATAATATTGTTGGTTGTATGATTTTCAGAAAAAGACAGAATGGTGTATGGGAGCTTGTCAGATTCTGCACAGATCGTCTCGTTGTCGGTTGTTTCAGTAAAATGCTGAAGTTTTTTATGAGAACCAATGAGTGGTGTGAAATCATTTCATACGCAGATATGTCAATAAGTCGTGGTGGTGTTTATGAAAAGAA